CAGATCATGTAACAGGTTGTCCCTTCCACATAAAAATCTATATAGAAAAACTTCTTGGCATCTGCCAGTTTTGCCCGACAGTTCAGCGTCTCCTCGTAGGCGTTTCGAGCCTTGTTCAGATTGGTGCATTCGGGGTATGCGAACAACTCCAGGTCCTGGGCGACCTGAGCCAAAAGCTGTTGAAAGAATAGGTTGTCTTGAACGACTGCCGGGGGGAGCCACACTCGCTCAACAATGATCAGGTAGACGAGGACAAGCTTAGCCAGCCCCAGCATGATCTGGCCGTTCTTGTTTTGGTTTGACCCGAATAGTCCAGTAAACGACCCATTCCAAAAAACGCCAAAAGCCAATGGCATCTAAAACAGGATTGAGCCAGCTGGACATCACGCAGAAATGGCTGGCGTAGGGGCTGATGTGGTGGCGGGCGTGGTGACGGGCATTTTGCAAAATGCCGGTGTCCTGAAGGACGCGGATCGGGCGGGGGATGCCAGCGCGGTGGGTGAAGGCGTGTAGCTCGTTAGCCTGGGCCGCGCAAAAGGCAACCAACGCCCACCACCACTGCTCCTGGTAAGCCAAGAGAGCGGCGACGGTCAGACAGGGGATGAGGGTGGTGTTATTGCGGGTCCAGTAGCTTCCACGCAGAAAAGCTCGAGGTTCGGCGTGGTGAAGTTCGTTCGGGGCGGCCACCAGGGGGCCGAAAACTGGCCATTTAGGGTTGGCGTACCGATCCTCAAACCAGTGAAACAGACCGGTCAGGAAGTCGGCGGTGAGCCAAGCTGTCAGAACAAAACCAATCCAATACATCGTGGGCCTGCCTGTGGCTGACCCACCCCAACATTAATAACCCAAATGGATTATTCCTTGTTCACTAAGGTCGAAATGGCCTTGATGGCCCGGGAATACTTCATGCGTAACGCATCGGTCTTTTCTGCATTTAGCCGTTTGGCTATTTGATCCCAGTCCAAACCGTCACTCCTCATGCAGAAAATAGGCCACAAATCACCATTAAGATGACTACGCAGACAATGTAAAGACTCATCGCCACACAGATTTTCCAACACATTTCCATTGTTGTCGGATAAATCAACATCCAGATTGTTAGAAACACGACGACAGTCGCGCTTTTTCCTCTGAATCTGTCGCAGTTTGTCTTTGGATAACTGGGCAGCCATCCGCTTGACGAGACAATCCTGGTGTTCTTTTGGCATGGTCTGCCTTTTGTCGGCGGGAACCTTGCGGATGAAGTTTATCGACAGTTCCTGGCAGAAGTCTTCAACTTCCCACTCCCTTTTCAGCAGTGGCCTCTTCTTCATAATGGCATTTAGATAGCCATTGGTATATAAAGATACAACAGGATCATATGTGTTAGCAACCATAAATGCCTTGATCTTATAGGGACGCGATCAGGGTCATTCATGACCGGCAAATTATCCATAACAAAATTAAGAACATTGGGGGCAACAATGCTCTCAATTTCCCCACGCTAGATGTTGGTCGTTATGGTGTCAAGTAGAATATTCAAATTGCGTAATTTAGAAAAACCTGAAGAGAGACTCGAACTCTCATGACCAGACTGTGCGATCCGGTATCTTCTGGCGGGGAAACGGTCGCACCCTATCCCCGCCTGGCCCTTGGCTGCTTCTGCAATCGACCACCCACAAGCATAATGAGAAGTCAAAAGAAGCAACTTAGATCATTCAGGCACAAGGTATTAACCGAGTAGGCTGAGGTTAAGAGCCAAGTTGCTCACGGAGCCTGATGACTTCCTCGGCTAGTCCACGGACCCAGAGGACACCAAAGTCTTCAATCATCTTTTTGGCACAGTCGGCCAGGAGGGGGTTGTCAGTCCTCTGTGCGGTCAGGGCGCACATCAGGGCTGCTTCGGTCCTCTCCGGGGTCATCTGGTAGCCTGCCATCCGCGGCCTCCCTTCTTGCTGTCGGCGCTGAATAGCTTTTTTATGTGACATTATATGCCCCTTCTGCATATTTTATGCGGTTTTTTCATCTCGACGAATAGCTTCTTGAATAGCGACCCCCTCCAAGTCGTAAACATTGCAGTAACAAGCCACGACTATTTTTCCAAACCAGATGGGTTGGTGGCCACAGAAGGGACAGGGTTCACTCATCAATTATCTCCTTTGTTCGTAGTCAGCCCGTAGCCCAATGAATCCACGCCTTAAGGGTCGGCCAGAGCCACTGGATTAACAGAACCAATCCGGCCCCCGCTATAAGCGCCACCAAAACGAGGCTGACCAGCATGGAGGTCATGGCTCTACCGATCTCGTTGCCGTCCATCACTCACCTCCTTCGCCCGGCAGCGGGCCGATTGCCTGCCTTATTTCATCAGCTAATTGTGCGTGGTCTGTACAGGTTCCGCCGTGGTTGGCAACTTGCATATCCTCGTAAGCGACATACGGAAGCGCACGCTTCAGCAGGTCACGCAGCTTGTCGTTAGCCTTCTTAAGCTCCACAAGCCTATTGCACCATTTGCTGGTTTTGCTCCGGACTTCTTCCAGTCGAAGCCATATAGCCACAACCCTCGGGTCTTCGTGGTTGGAGGCAAACTCCTTCATCTCTTTTATGCCGAATATCACTCCACATCTCCTTCGCCGTGAATAACCGATATCGCCCAATCTGGCAGAAAGCGTTGACCGCGCACAGTGCAGGCGGGGGCTTGGGACTGGACAACCAGGCGCACCCGCAACAACTCCCTCGCCAATCCCCTGATGGCCTCTTCCTGGATTTCGTAAGGCTTATGACTGCCCGTCTTCACCATCCGCATCAGGTCTTTGTTGGTCAATGTCATCTCGCCATTCCCTGAGTTGTCCAATCACTAAGCTTATCATCTTCCACGACAAGAGAAACAATAAGCCGAAGGCGAGGGTGGGCCAGCCCCTCTCCGTCATACCAGTAACCAACTCAATAACCCCAAGCACGATCAGCCAGGACGATATGTGTAACAAACAGAACGCCGCAATGTCCGTCCCACGGTCTACCCATTCATCATCTGGAGAACTCATTTCTTGTCCTTGTTCAGAACTTCAATGGCCCAGGTCCGGCTCGGGGCGTTTTTCATGATCGCCTCTTCCAAATCGATAATCCTTTGATCTTTATTGACACTCACAAAATAACAGACAACCATCATGACAAAAATCATGATGCCGTAAATGATCCTGAAAGTCTCACTCACACGAAGTTGCTTCTTCAGAAACTTTTCGTAGTCACTCATGTTCCTGTTGTTCCGCAAGGATTTCTTTTTCTGTCAAATATAGGGAGTCTGCCGCCGCCTCTCTGGCCGTCAGATACGAGGATTCCGTCCCGTCCTCGGCAATCTGCCAGGTGTCGGACCCATCGTGGTACTCGACCTGGACATGCCACTTCCAGTTGCCATCGCCCAGGTTCTTGACGGTGACTTCTGTCTGCAAAATGTTGTTCATCTCAAACCTGTTCAAGATAGTAAATGAGACTAGTCAAGTCGTCCATTCTGTCTGTCAGGATCAAAGTCCTTGGGGTTTTGTTGCCCAGTTGGGGGATGGGCGTGTTGAGAATATTGGGATGCTGGACAATCAGCCTGATTAAGGATTCCATCTTGTCCATCTTAATGTCTTGCAGTCCCGCCAGAGAGTTGAGTTGCTCGTTGTACTGCTGCAAGGCTTCAACCGTTTCAATCAGGGCTGGAACATCCTCGCGGGCGTGGGCGATGAACAAGGTGTCCTCATCCCAACGCTGGGCTTCATGGTACGCCAACGGTGGGGACTGGAGCAGGGTGATAGCCACTACCTTCTCGGGTTTGCTGTCCTTGTCGCCGGGAGACATCCCATGCGTATTGCTGTGTTCAAACGGAGTAGGTTCTGTGGTCACAAAGAGGGCGTTCATGCACATGTCATCATCGGTGGCTGCCGCAAACCAGGGGCCGGGTGTGGCCTCGCTGGCTCTTTTGCGGATCGCCTTCAGTTCTTCACTGTTCAGCATGATCAGTCCTTCTCTACCAAGAGTGGTTTGACAGCCGGGTAATCGAAAGAAGACAAAGCCTTGTCCATGTTCTTGTCGTAATTTTCGCAAAGGGTTTTCAGGTAGGCAACGAAGTCGTCCAATTCTTCCCTGTTGAAAGCCCAGCGTTTGGTTTGGATGACAATATACGCCCCGTCCCCGGCGTCCTCGACCTTGATGTTCAAGGTTTGAATCTCATCCCTGCTGGCATTTGAATCTGCTGGCTGGTCAATCTTGATCCGGGTTTGCCATGGGGTAAACATCCTATTCCTCCCACCTTCGGACATAATCTGCGCTGAGGTCTTGCCAAACAGAAGTGAAGTAATCGACGATGTCCTCGGGGGACATGCCTTCGACGGATTGGAGAACGATGGTCAGCCATTTTTCTTGACCGCACACGCGGAGTTTCATCTGGGACTCGGCGTCCCACCCCTCGTGATCCGCTCCGTATTTGCGAAAATTCCACCACCGTACTGTGATGGGAAAACGGCGACCGACTGAATCCTTGACCGTGTAAGTCCAAAAACGGTCGCAAGTGTACATCGATGACAACTGGCCTTCCTTGAAGCCAAATTGCTCAAGAGCTAACGGATTCATCCCTGACTCCTTGAATGGAAAGGGGGCGGCCTCACAAGAAGCCACCCCCGACCATCATCGATTAAGCACGATCAGATGGAGTTCCGGCGTTGATCTCGACATTGATCGCTTCGCTAGGAACAACCTGGACATCCAGAGTGGCGATCAGGGAGCTAACGCCCTCGCCGATCCGCGCATCGCAAGAGAATTTGACCTGGGCGTTGCCCACCTTGCCGGTGGTTTTTACCAAGGCCTTCAGGGAGTTGGCGGCGTCCACTACCACCTCGATCACCGAGGGGTCGGACGAGGTCCACTCAACCCCCTCCACGGGAGCCTCGTTGCCAGCCTTGTTCACCGGCTTAACAACCAGATCAACCTGTTGAACATCAGTCAGAGTCAGAGCCATGAGACGATCTCCTAAAGGGACACAAAAAACACCCCCGCGCAGGGGCAAGATCAAAGAACACCTTTCTCTTCGGCGTCAATTCGTTCGCCAATCCAGGACATGCAATTACAAGCCATGCTGTTTCCAAGGGCTTTGTATCTCGGGCTGTCGGGAGAATCCTGCTTTTTCTTGTAGGGGATGTTCGTCCAACCGCAAGGAAATCCCTGGAGCGACTCGCACTCCTCCGGAGTAAGCCTGCGGACAACCATTGAGGGTGGTTTGCTCATGACATTCGGGACATTGTTCCCACCCGTTCCCCATTGCGCTTCTACGGTTGGGCTAACTCCGACATTGACCCGCACCCCATCTCGCCTAGTGGCGTGATAGGCTACTCCTTGAGTGGCTGCTGCATCTACGGTGTAGCTGGAGCCGTCATCGTTCCATCCACGACCGTTCTGCTTTTTGTCAATATCCCGTACATCTTGCACAGAAACGGCCATGTGCTTTGGTGGATTGTGTCTTTCGTCCCACCCATTCAGGCAAGCTGCGACTTCGGTTTCGTTGAAAGTCGGAGCCTCGTCTTTGCTGTGTGGATTGGTTGACTTCACATAAGCGACGGCGGCCGTCGCACAGCCCGTTTTGCTCCCGCACCCGATTGAGTGGCACTTGCCGTCATCTGATGGAATTGGGTCTTGGGTGGGATGAAACACGGCTACGCCGTGAACGCAAGCCTGAGTCACCGTGTGGGCTGGATCACCCGGATTGCCAACCCCCACTCCTTGGCGGTTCATCTCATCGTGCTTTTCGGGATCACGACCAGCATTGCGGAGATCAAGCGGGATTGGTTGACCAATCACATGACTTGGTCTGCTGGGCCTGTCCTCGCCTTCTGCGCGTAAGGTGCCGGAGACATTGTCCTCCATCCAGTAACCTTGGCCCGACTCTCGCATTGCTACTGATTGTTCGGAAACAGGCAGCATGTATCCGGCGGCTGCATGATCTGCGCTGTTGCTCCAACCACCAGAATTGGCGCAGGACTTCATCGTTCCGGCCACATCCGGCACTTCGACAGGCTGCATGACAGTAGGCCCGCTGGCATTCACGCTGGAGCCTGGCGTTCCCATCGTCGCCGCCACATCGCCCGTGATCGCCCCGTTGTAGCAATCCGTCCCCACGGCGTGGAGGACGATAGGCTCGTGACCGTGCATCTCTCTGCGCAAAGTTCCGACCGTGCCATCCTGAAGGGTCTGCATGACGGAACCGCCCTGATCCATCAAAACCAAGTTCTCATTCACCGACACGGCAACCAACGGGGTGTTCCGTCCGCTGGCATTGCTGTTGGTGTTCAGGGTGTTGGCGA